ACGGGACATTGACCCTGAAAGCATTGGGCCACATCCATGGTTGGGGATCGCCGTCGCGATTCCGGGACGCACTGAAGAAACACCGCCCGGCCATACTCGAAGCCGCGCGCGCCAGACGTGAAAGGAAAGCCACATGATGACGATCACACAGGAGACGACCGATGGCATTGCGTGATGATGTCGCGGCTCGGCTGAAAAAGCTGCTGGCCGTGACCGATGATCTGGAGGTGGTGGCCGAAGCCATCATCCCGCTGGTGCGCGATGCCGACATCGCCGCCCGTCTGCGCGAACGGGCAGATGCAGCGACAGGCAGTGCCCAGGCTGTGATGTATGAGATCGCGTGGATGATTGAGACGGGCGAGTTGTGAGTTGACGCTTGCCAAACAAAAATTGACGTGCAAGATAGCCACCCAGATAAAGGAACCGACAGTGCAGCACAGTAGGATCGTCGGCGGATCGACCGCCAAGCGCGTCATGGCCTGCCCAGGCAGCGTGGCGCTGGTGGACAAGATGCCACCACAGCCGAGCAGCAGCTACGCCGACACCGGGACGCTGCTGCATGACACCATCGCGGACGTTCTGGACAAGCACCAGCCGCCGGCGGCTCATCTGGGCCGCAAGCACGAAAACATCACGCTGACGCAGGAACTGATCGACGCCAAGCTGGCGCCGGCGCTGGCCGCGCTGGACGAGATCGACCCAGAGGGGAGGATGGAGTATGCTGTCGAAAGCCGCGTGGGGTTTGGCGATTATCTTCCTGACGTTTTTGGTAGCACTGATCTTCTGGGCCGGATTGGCAATCGCGCTGTCGTGCTGGATTGGAAATTCGGTGATGGTGTGGCTGTCAGCGCGGAGGAAAACGCGCAACTGATGTTCTACGCCGCCGCCGCCATGCGGACACCGGCAACGCAGTGGGTGTTCGAGGGCGTCGAGGAGGTCGAACTGATCATCGTGCAACCGCCCAGCGTCAAGCGGTGGGTGACCACGCTGGATCGGATCAAGGCCTTCGAAGCCGATTTGAAGGCCGCCGTCACGCGAGCGCTCAAACCTGACGCGCCGTTGGCCGCTGGTGATCACTGCAAGTGGTGCGCGGCCAAGCCTGTCTGCCCGGTGATGACCGGCGCCGTGGATCGCCTGCTGGCGACCAAGCTGGACGCGCTGCCGGTGGATCAGATCGCGCACTACCTGGATCAGGTGCCGCTGGTGGAAGACTTTATCTCTAGCTTGCAGGCGCTGGCGTTGCAGATGCTGGCAGAAGGCAAGCCGGTGGGCGACTGGAAGCTGGTAGCCAAGCGCGCGACCCGCCAGTGGGCCGACGAGGACAAGGCAGTGTCGTACCTGTCGAGCGTAGGTGTCGAAGCCTGGGCCGAACCCAAGGCGATCACGCCCGCGGTAGCCGACAAGGCGCTGAAGAAACTGAAAATCGAATTGCCGGCAGACCTGGTGGTTGCCGTCTCCAGTGGTAACACTCTGGCACCGGGGAATGACCCCCGGCCCGCAGTGTTGCAAATCGGCCACACGTTGAAAAAAGCGATGGCCAAAATCCAGTAAGGAAAGGGTACGACAATGAACGAAGTTACCAAGTTTGGCGGCGCTGGTTTGCCGTCTGTCAAATCGCTGGCGTCCGCGCTGCGGTCAATCGAATCGTCGGCTGGCGCTGTCGGGATGGCCATCCTGAAAATGGACAAGACCGGCCACTGGGTGTACGGTGCCGATCAGACCGAGGTTGAGGATGACAGCCTGTGGGCCGTCAATCCGTTCAGTTTCGTGCATGGCTACATCGCCTGGGGCGATGGCGAAGTGCTGGCTGAGAAGATGGTCAGCGTGTCTGAACCGCTGCCGGAACTTGACCCCGCCCCCGGCGGTGCCAAGCGCGGCTGGGAAATGCAGATCGGCATGACGCTGGCCTGCATGAACGGCGAGGACGAAGGTCTGCAAGTCCGCTACAGCGTCACCAGCGTCGGCGGTAAGCGCGCCGTGCAGGGTCTGGCCGTGGCCATCGCTGAACAGGTCGATAAAGACCAGGACAAGCCCGTGCCGGTGGTGCGCCTCAAGAAGGAACACTACCAGCACAAGTCCTACGGGCGCATCTTCACGCCGGTCTTTGACGTGGTGAAGTGGTCGAGCATGGACGCGGCCCCGGCGGAGGAAGACGCCGAGGTTGCAGAAGCCCCTGTTGAGGAAGCACCGCGCCGTCGGCGCCGTTCGTAAACTGGGCAGCGAACGCCGGGACGGGTTGGGCCGTCCCGGCTAGTAGCGGATGAAGTGAGGCATCCATGACCATCCTATGGCTCGATTTCGAGACGCGCAGCCGCTGTGATCTGCCGGCCAAGGGCGTCTACAACTACGCGCAGGACGCCAGCACCGACGTGCTGTGCATGTCCTACGCCTTCGACGATGACGACGTGCGGACATGGTTGCCAGGCCAGCCGTTCCCCGCTGACGTGCGCCACCACACCGGCCAGATCAGGGCGCACAACGCCGCGTTCGAGCGTCTGGTGTGCTGGTACGTCCTACAGATCGACTACGCGCTGGAGCAGTTCTACTGCACCGCAGCGCAAGCCCGCGCCAACTGCGCGCCGGGCAGCCTGGAGGACGTGGGCCGGTTTGCTGGCGCCAGCATGAAGAAGGATCATCGCGGATCACAACTGATCCGGCTGCTGTCGATCCCGCAGGCGGATGGCACGTTCCGCGACGATCCCGGCCTGATGGCCGAGATGGTCGCCTATTGCGAACAGGACGTGCGCGCCATGCGGGCCATCACCCAGGCGCAGCGCCCGTTGTCCGCTGATGAGTTGCGCGACTACCACACCAACGAGCGGATCAACGACCGCGGCGTGCTGCTGGATCGCCCGCTGGCGCTGGCCGCCGTGGGCTACGCCGACGCGGAGTCTGCCGACATCCAGCAGACGGTCGAGGAGGCCACCGCTGGCGAGATCACGTCCGTCCGCAGCCCCAAGATGCGGGCGTGGGTATTGGATCGCGTCGGGCCGCAGGCGCTCAAACTGGCGACGGTTTACAAGGACGGCGAAGCCAAGCTATCCATCGACAAGAACGTCCGCTTCAATCTGTTGGCTCTGGCCGAGGAGAACCCCGATGAAGTACCGGCCATCGTCGCTGAAGTTATCCAATGTGCCGACGACCTCTGGGCATCGTCAGTTGCAAAGTTTGCGCGCGCTGCTGCGCTTGCAGACGATGAGGATAGCCGAGTTAGAGGAACGTTCGTATTTGCTGGAGGAAGTGCTACAGGTCGCGCTTCTTCAATGTCTTTGCAAGTCCACAATTTCCCGCGAAAGTGCGCCGCCGACCCGGCGCTAACGCGCCAAGCGATGGTGCGCGGTCACAAGATTGTGCCGCAGTTCGGCCCACGGATCACCGACGTGCTGAAGGGGATGCTGCGCCCGGCGCTGATGGCACCCGAAGGCAAGCGGCTGGTGGTGGCCGACTGGGCCGCCATCGAGGCGCGGGTGACGCCCTGGGCGTCGAACACCAACAGCGGCGCGGAGAAGCTGGGCATCTTCGAGCGCGGCGAGGATGTGTACAAGCACAACGCCGCGGCGACATTCCGCGTCCGCTACGATGACGTGGACAAGGAACAGCGCCAGATCGGCAAGGTGCAGGAGTTGGCCTGCGGTTTCGCCGGCGGCGTCGGCGCCTTCGCCAGCATGGGCCGCATCTACAACGTCATCTTGACCGAGAGCGACAGCCGCAAGATGGTTGATAGTTGGCGCCGGGCGAACCCGTGGTCGGTCAACTACTGGACGGCGCTGGAGCGGGCCTACACCGGCGCCATGCGCCACCCAGGCCAAGAGATCAGCGCCGGGCGCGTGACGTATATGTTCGACAAGCAGCATCTTTGGTATGCCCTGCCGTCAGGCCGCGTGCTATGCTACCCGTTCGCCCGCTTCGATGAGGAGGGCAACATCACCTACGCCAAGGCAGCGTGGAAGCCCGCCGCCGACGCAAAGGAATGGCCCCGCGCCCGCCTGTGGCGCGGTCTGGCCTGCGAAAACATCACACAGGCCATCGCCAATGATCTGCTGCGGCACGCGCTGCGGCGGTTGGAGGCAGAAGGGTTCGACGTAGTGCTGCACGTCCACGACGAAATCGTGCTGGAGACCGACGCCAGCACTGCCGAGGACGCCGCCGCCGCGCTGGTCAAGATCATGTGTACACCGCCGCTCTGGGCCGCCGGCCTGCCGCTGAACGCGGAAGTGGCTATCATGCAACGATATGGGAAAGGATGAGCGATGAGTGAGGATCGCATCAAATTTATCGAATACGTCACCAAGCTGGCGTTCGAGACAGGCGAGACGGCGCTGCTGCTGAAGCAGAAGCCGGTGCTGGTCGGCGGCGAGATGGTCTACCACGGCGACGGCGTGCCGAAGGCGTCGTTCCCGTCGTTCCTGCCCACCAAGGCCAACATCAAACCTGGCGAGGCGTGGTACGTCAACACGGGGTCGTTCATCATTGACCGCTTCGTGGACGGCAAACCATCAGCCAAGTCCGAGAACGTCGAGTATGTCCTGTTCATGATGCTGGACGATATCGGCACCAAGTCGAAGGAGCCGCCGCTGCCCCCGACGTGGATCATGGAAACGTCGGAAGGGTCGTTCCAGTGGGGCTACGCCTTCAGCGAGCAGCCGTCCAAGGCGGACTTCACTGCGGCCATCACCGCCATCGCTGACGCGGGCTACACTGACCCAGGATCAACCAACGCCGTCCGCAACTGCCGCATCCCCGGCAGCGTCAACCTGAAGCGGGGCAGGGGCAACTTTGAGGCGCGGCTGGTCGAGTTCCACCCCGACCGCGAGTACACGTTGGACGACGTGTGTCAGGCGCTGGGCGTTGTGCCGCCCGAATCGGACACCGCCGAAATCCGAAGCATCAAGATACGCGACACCGGCCAAGACAATGTGCTGGCGTGGCTGTCCGACAACAGCCTGGTGCTGTCGCGGGTCAACAACGAGGGCTGGTGCGGCGTCGTCTGCCCGAACCATGCCGAGCACACGGACGGCAGTCTGGAAGGCCGCTACAAGCCGCTGGATCGCTCCTACTGCTGCTATCACGGTCACTGCCAGCACCTGACCAGCGCGGCGTTCCTGAAGTGGGTGTCGGAGAACGGCGGCCCGACCGTGACGCCGGGGTTGCGGGATGAACTGATTGCCGAACGCATGAAGCTGATGGCCGAGAAAATCTCGCCGACCGAAGCGTTCCCGGATCAGGCCGCCATTACCGTCAAGGAAGTCGAGCGCAAGGAAGCCGGGCGGCTGGCCAAGACCGAGTGGTTCGACCGCTTCGCCTACGTTCAGTCGGACGACAGTTACTTCGACATGGTGACGCGCCAGGAAGTGCCGCGTCAGGTGTTCAACGCGCTGTTCCGCCACATCGACTGCCGGTCAATTCACAACAGCAAGCGCCAGGTCGCTGCGTCGGTATATTATGACGAGCGCCGGCAGGAGTTCGGCGCGAAGGCGCTGACCGGCATCACCTACGCCGCCGGCGAGGACGTGCTGGTCGCCCGTGACGGGCTGGTCTACGGCAACCGCTGGGTAAACGCTCGCCCCGACATGAGCGGCGGGGCGTCCGTCAGTGACGCACAGATCACGCCGTGGCTGGATCACTGCCGCAGTCTGGTCGAGGAGCCGTCCGAGCTTGATCATATCCTGAACGTAATGGCCTACAAAGTTCAGAATCCGAACGTCAAGATCAATCACGCGGTGCTGCACGGCGGCGATGAAGGCAGCGGCAAGGACACCCTGTGGGCGCCGTTCCTGTGGGCCATCGGCGGCAAGCACCAGCACAACCGTTCGATCATCGAGACGGGCGAGATCAACAGCCAGTGGGGGTATAACCTGGAGGCTGAAGTGCTGATCCTGAACGAACTGCGCGAACCGGAGGCGAAGGAGCGCCGGGCGCTGGCGAACAAGCTCAAGCCGATCATCGCCGCGCCGCCGGAGACGCTGCTGATCAACCGCAAGGGGCTGCACCCCTACGAGATGCTGAACCGGGTTCAGGTGATTGCGTTCACGAACGACCCGCTGCCAATCTCCCTGCCGACGCAGGATCGCCGCTGGTTCTGCGTGTGGTCGCGTGCGCCGAAGATGGCGGAGGAACTGTCGATCCCGCTGTGGCGCTGGTACAAGACCGGCGGCTACGAAAAGATCGCAGCTTGGCTGCATCTGCGTGATGTGTCGGTGTTCAACCCTGCCGCCGCGCCGCCGGTGACCGAGTGGAAGCTGAATATGGTTGAGCAGGGCATGAGCGTGGCCGAGAGCTATCTGGTCGATATGATGCGGCTGCGCGTCGGGCCGTTTGCGTCGGGCGTTGTCGGCGGGCCGTTCCACAAGCTGTGTGATCTGCTGGTCACAGAAGGTAAAGTTCCGGCTGGCGTCAAGGTGCCGCAGGCGGCGCTGCTGCACGCCTTCAAGGAAGCCGGCTGGCTGGACTGCGGGCGGCTGGCGTCGTCAGACTTCCAGACCAAGCGGCATATTTTCGCAGCACCGGAGGTTGCCAGGGTTCACTCCAAATCCGACCTTCGCCGGATGACCGAAACGGTTGAAACCGACGACCGTAAAGTGATAGGGATCGATCAACGGCGCACCCCAAACCAGCGCAGTTGATCGTGAAACCCCCGGCGTTCCTCACTGCGCCGGGGGTTTCTTTTTGCCCGACCCTTGCAACAGAATGTTTGACCCCATAGGGTGACGCCATGACCGAGAAAGAGATCGAAGCATACTTCGTGAAGCGCGTGAAGGCGCTGGGCGGGTACAGCTACAAGTTCCGCAGCGTGACGCAGCGGGGCGTGGCTGACCGCATCGCCTGCCTGCCGGGCGGTCAGACGTGGTTCGTCGAACTAAAGAAGCCCGGCGGGCGGCTGTCGCCGCTGCAAGAGATATTCGCCGAACAGATGGCAGCAACAGGTCAGCACTACGCCGTGCTGTGGTCGCGGGAGGGTGTGGACGCATGGCCTTGAAACTGCGGCCCTACCAGGATGACGCCGCCGACTTCCTGTACGAGCGCGACCGGGCGATGATCCTTGCGCCGGTGGGCGCTGGCAAGACCGCGATCACGCTGACAGCCATGCAGGCGATGCTGAACGACGGTCTGGTCAAGCGGTGGCTGGTGGTCGCGCCCAAGCGCGTCTGCACGGACGTGTGGCCGGTCGAAGCCCCAAAGTGGTCTAGCATCACGCCCGCGCTGGCGGTCGGCACCCCGGCGCAGCGCAACGCTGCGTTGGCCAGCGCCGCACCGGTGGTCGTCATCAACTACGACAACCTCGACAAACTGACCAGCTTGGCCGGCTTTGACGGCATCGTGTTTGACGAACTGACGCGGCTGAAGAACCCCAGCGGCAAGCGTTTCAAGGCGCTGGAGAAACTGCTGGAGCCGATCAGGGTGCGCTGGGGTCTGACCGGGTCGTTCACGTCGAACGGCCTTGAGGACGTGTTTGGCCAGTGCAAGGTCATTGACCAGCCGCTGCTAGGGCGATCCAAGGGCGCGTTCATGCAGCAGTATTTTATCTGCATCAACCGCGACTTCGGCCAGTGGACGCCGGCGCCGGGCGCGCTGGAGCAGGTGATGGCGCGGATCCAGCCGGCGACGTTCGTGCTCGACCCAGGCGACTACAAGGACAATCTGCCGCCGTGCCATGTCGTTGAGACGCGGGTCAGCCTTGCAGACCGCGGGCCATATGAGAAGATGAAGCGCGATTACGTCGTCAAGTTCGGCGACGACCGCGTCATCGCTCAGAACGCCGCGTCGGTGACGACCAAGCTGCAACAGATGGCGTCAGGCTTCATCTACAACCGCGAGGGGCCGCTGCCGGTGCATTGGTTCAGCAGCCACAAGTTCGACCGGCTGGAGGAACTGCTGGCGGAGAACCAGCGGGCTAACACCATAGTGGTGTACAACTACCAAGAGGAACTGGCCGAACTGCGCCGGCGGTTCCCGCACGCCCAGACCATTGAGGACAAGGACGTGATCGAGCGGTGGAACGCCGGCAAGGTCGAACTGCTGCTGATCCATCCCAAGTCTGCCGGCCACGGTCTGAACCTCCAGCACGGCGGTTGCCACATGGTGTTCGTGTCGCTGCCGTGGTCGCTGGAACTGTACGAGCAGACGGTCGGACGGCTGCACCGCGGCGGCCAGCGCCATGCGGTGTGGGTCTATGTCCTGCTGACCGAGAAAACGATTGACGAACGCATCTGGGCGGCCCTTCACGAAAAACGCGCCGTGTCAGATACCGCAATGGAGGAATTGAAGAATGAACAAGGTTGATTGGCGGTCGCTGGCCGCTTCGCTTACATCCATGACGGAAGACGAGGTCAAGCGCCTGCTGGACGACGAGATGGCAGCGCGCCGCCGCGTCGGGATCGTGCGGCGCCTGCACCAGCGGTATACCATGCTGCGTACAGCGCGGGAACGCGCCGATCTGATGGCGAGGCTGGGCGAATGATGGACGCGGTCAATCCCGACCACTACAAGGTCGGCGGTATCGAGACGATTCACTACCTCCATGCCAAGCTGTCGCCAGAGGAGTTTGCCGGCTACTGCCGCGGCAACGCGCTGAAGTACCTGAGCCGCGCCGGGCATAAGGACGCCACGGTGTTGGAGATCGGCAAGGCTATCTGGTATTTGCAGTGCTGGCGGGACAGTCTGGCACAAACAGGAGAAAACCAATGCTGATTGAAATCGGAGCGGAGGCGCTGGACGGCATCGTCCGCGTGTGGCTTAAGGACGTGCTGTCCATGATAGAGCATAACGCTGCCAGTAGTTACGTTCACCCGGATGACGCGAAGACCTACAAAAAGAATATCAAGGCCGTGAAACGGCTGCTGGCATTTATCGGGGAGTAGAAAAATGCGTGACGCACCACACTTGACGCTCATACGTTGGAATTGCTTGCAGTCGTTCAAGAAAAACCAATTGTTGCTGCGCCGTCCATTTTTAGCAAGTGAGCTGAAGATTCCGCATCGCAATGGCAAGTTAGTTTCAGCTACAGGCCCAACGCTGTATGGCCTTGAAAAGGCAGGATGGGTTGAGCGCGCCCAATGGGGAACTGAAGAAAAGAATATGCCATTTCGAGTGGGTCAACCCGCCAATGCGTGGCAAGTAACTCATGCAGGTCGTGAGGCGATTGCCGCATGTCCAGACACGTTTCCCGGCGAGCCGGTATATGGAAAAAAACAGGACTAACGCGGGCAATCCCCATCGCACACACACGCCCATTTGCTGTTGTGCGCCTCGATCTCTTTCACCGTCTCAACGGTGTCGATCTTGCTGTCGTAGCTGATCGGCTTGGCGATGCGGCAGTAGTCACCGACGAGCGCGGTCGAACCTGTCACGCAGCCGGTCAAGACGAGCAGGGTCGTCAACATCCATAGCGGCTTCAGCCTTGGCAACATTTGCATCAAGTTGCTCCTGGGCTTCCTGACGCCCTTGCGTCCGCAGCTTGGCGTTTCCCCATTCGGTAAACACCCGGTCAAGCAGCGACAGCAAGAGCGTCAGGAGTTTGATCACGCTTCGGGCTTTTCCATCAGGAACATGGCGGCAAGCCCGGCCAGACCGGCAATCGCTGCCGAGATGGCTTCCCACTGCACGTCGGTCAGGCCGAACGCCAGCGCAAGGCTGGCGACGCCGGCGTAGGTGCTTGGCTCTTTCAGCCGGCTAACAATCCACAAAACCATCTTCATGTCACTCTCCTTTGGGGTATTGCTTCCACGGCAGTTCCCAATGTGGGCCGTCTTTGAAATTTTCCCAATCACCGCCCCAGGTGATGGGGACATCTTCATGTTCCGCAGCGGCCTTCACGACCTCGGCCAGCCGGTGGTACAGCGGCCAGTCCCACGACACGGTGCTGCCGATCATCGGCGCCAGATCAACGGCGTGGCCGGTCAGGTGCCGGGAGTTAAGCGTCTTGGTCGCTTTCGCGGCCAGCAACTGCTTTTGCCTATCCAACGTCCGCCGCCCTTCCAGCACCATGAAGCCCAGACTGGACATGGTGGCGGCGCGGCGGACGACGCGCACCAGATCGGGGTGCACGTCCTGCAAGCGTGCGATAGACCGGGGGCCGAGGGTAATGCTCATTGTGTAACGCCCATGGGTTTTCCGTACCTGAAGACATAATACCACAGAAGGTCGATCATAGCCCAGCCTTTCCGCGTTTGTAGGTCAAAAAGTCCGCGCCTTCCTGCACGTCCTCGAACACGCTGATCGCCGGGGCAGCGCCGTCGTGCGGCGTGATGACCGTGACCACTGACTGCCCGCTGCGCTGTTCTGGAAACTGGCCTTTGAGCGCGTAATCGTCGCTTTCCTTGTAGCCCTTGGCGCGCACCAGCGTGTAGCGCCGACCGCCGGCAAACTCGCCTTGGCCGGTGCCGAACGTGTGTCGGTGAAACGCGGCGTAGATGTCAGCGTACTCGTCGATCATCGCCGCCCGCTTCAGGCCGTGCAGTTCATTGTACATCGAGTGGCCCTTGAAGTCGTGCCGCGCCCAGACGCGGGCGATACCGCCGCACGGCGAGGCCAGTTGCAGCTTGGCGTCCCAATCGCGCATCAAGATGCGTTCGGTGTTCATGCCTTCGAAGATGCGTTTGCCGTGGTTCCACGTGTCGTGGTTGCCCAAAATCCACACCAGCCAATTGACGCCCAAATCCTTGAGCGCCCACTCGACCAGTTCCCAGCCCTCCGATACCGTGGCGGATTGTTCGCCGTACAGGCGCTCGAGTTTGCCCACCCAGTTGTTGATCGAGTCGCCGCCGTTGGCACCGTACATCCCTTCGGTTTCGGCGCAGATCGTGGCGTCACGCTCGAAGCCGACCAGATCGCAGAACGGATCATCCAAGTGCGGGTCACCGAACCAGCAGATGGCGTATGGGCCTTTGATCGGTATCCGCACGGTCTGCCAAGATTGCGCCCGCGCGTGGGCAATACGCAGCGCATTGCGCCGCTTCATCGTGAGAAGGCGTTCCTTGAACGGCAGATCAAACGGGGGCAGGTCTTCGGCTTTGGGCGCGTCGGCGCGCTCGGCTTCCGCCTCACGCTTCTTATGCCGCCGCAAGGTCTCTTGAACCGTGCTGCGCGCTAGGCCCGATGCCAACGCCGCTTGATTGACGCTGCCGAGGTCGGCAACCAACTTGGCAATCTTTGCATCATGCACCGGGTCGATGTCGTACTGGTTGACTGCCATAAGACACCCTACAAAGCAGTCTTTCAGACTGCGGTGGTTAGTTCAGCT